AACAATGTATCTGTCAAGTAAAACCACAGGTGCAGAAAGCACACACATTACACTAGACAGCCAAAGCGGCGTAAAAACTAAAATGTACGGTGATGTAACAATGCAGGGATCATTTACACCTCCTATTCTGACACAAGCAGACATAGACGCACTAACACCTACATTAGGTATGATGGTGTATAATACAACAACAGGAAAGTTCCAAGGGTATGCAGCGGACGCAAATAACGATAGCACAACTGGTTGGGCTGATTTACACTAAATATATAAACAACAGGATTTGACGAATGGCTAATAGATTTCCACTAATACTAGATACAACAGACGGTAATAAGATTAAAGAAATACCAGATGGTGACAATCTAGATCTTACAAATACTAGTATAACAAGCGTTAATGACATAACCTCAGCAGGCACTATCAGAGCACAAGAACTGCTAGTTAGAGGAAACACTATTTCTCCTGTGAATTTTTCAGATTTAGTTGACACTCCTGCTACTCTTGCTGGTGCTGCAAATTATTTTGTAAAAGTGAATGCATTAGGTAATGCTATAGAATTTAGACCATTGACAGATCTTGGAACACTAAATGTAGATAATATTATATCTGCAGGTGATTTGACACCAAGTGTAGATGGCGCAGGAAATATAGGTACAGATAGTGCTAAATGGTCAAGAATTCGTGCAAACCAATTTGTTGGAGATCTTGTGGATCAAAGCGGGAGTGTTGTTTTTAATTCCGCTACCGGACTTATAACTTATGCAGCAATACAAGGTGTGCCACAGTTCTTGTCAGAATTTACTGATGATATAGGATATTTACGAACAGTAGATCTAGACGATACTTTAAGTTCGCTTTTTGGTTCTGAACCATTTACATCCGATATTAAAGGAAGTGTGGTAGCAGACGACTCAACAGTAATCATCGACGGTGTTGCAGGATTAGTTGTTGGTGATATACAAAATCAAAACACTGAATCTGCCAATATAGTAGCAGGCGATTTAACAGTTACGAATGTAGAAGTAAGCGGTACTTTTGTATTTAATGGTGCTCAGGCAGTTGGTTTAACAATCTTAGACAATATCAAAGGAGTAGGAGGACTTACACTAACTACCGACGGAACTCTTGCTGAAGAATTGATTAACATAACACCTGCGCTTGCAGATGGCGAAGTTAATATTGACGCAAACAAAATTAGGCTGCTAGGCGATGTTTCATCACCTATAACAGCAAGCGGTGGTTTTGTAGGTGATCTAACCGGATCTGTTGTGTCAGATAATAGCACAGTTATAATTGACGGTGTAGCAGGTAAAATTGTATCGCCAAATGTTACTGGAACAGCTACTTTTGAAAATAATGTTGTTGTTGTAGGCAACTTGACTGTACAAGGTACAACAACAGAAATTAATAGTTCTACACTAACTGTAGATGATCTTAATATCGTAGTTGCAAATGGTGCAGCCGATGCTACAGCAGCAAATGGTGCAGGCTTAACTGTAGACGGAGCAGGAGCTAATCTAACTTATTCTAGTGCAGACGATAGATGGAATTTTAACAAAGAACTTAATATTGCCAGGGTACACGGAAACGTAACAGGAGACATTACAGGAAACGTTACAGGAAATTTGACAGGAGACAGTGCTGGAACACACACAGGTCCTGTGGTAGGTACTGTATCAGGTGAGCATATTGGCTATCAAACAGGAGATATGACAGGGAGTGTTTTTGCTGACGATAGTACTTTACTTGTGGATGCAATCAATGGTTTAGTTGTAGGAGATTATTTAAATACAGCCCCCGATAATTCATTTTTTGAGATTAAGAGCCTAGCTGATACAACATATCTAGAAAAGACAAATGGAAAACTTGTTATAAACGGCACTGCCGCAGATGTTTATCTAACTTCGACAACTGATTTATACATTGGTACTGGAACAACTAATAATGTAATAATCGGACATGTAGGTAATACTATAGAATTTCCAGGTACAATAAATTTAAATAGCACCACAGTAAATAACGCTTCATTTGATTTAACAGGTAATATCGACAATACTACACTTGCACTAGGCTCAACAGCAGTAACAATTAACATTGGTAATGCAACAAGCACAACTAATATTGCAGGTACTGTAAGTTTTGATACAGCATTAGTGGCAAATAATATCACATCTGATGATAGTATTACGCTTAGAACAGACGGAAACACTAGTAATGAAGCTATAAACATAGCGCCACAAGGAACAGGAAATACAATAAATCTTACATCACAAAACATAAGATTCTTTGGTCCTATTACAAATAATGTAAACTTTGCAGGTGGACTAAATGGTGATCTAAACGGATCAGTATATGGCGATGATAGTACATTACTTATTGATGGTGTAAATAGTAGTATATCTGCAGGAAATTTGACTGGCTCACTGCCCGCAATAGATGGATCTAACCTTACCGGAGTTGTTGCAAGTTCAGTTGATTTTTCAAATGTATCAAACACTCCAACCACTATTGCAGGTTATGGAATAATTGATGCAGCAACATCTGCACAAGGCGCACTTGCTGAAACTGCTCTTCAAGACGGCGATTCTTTTGATGTTAGAGGATCAGTGTTTGCAGACGACAGTTCATTGTTAGTAGACGCAATAAATGGTGAAATACCAGGCTACGTAAAAATAACAGATTTGAAAACAGCATTACAAGACGGTGCAGGAGATTATGCAGCATTTAAGTCTTGGGTATTAGCAAATCTATAACGGAGAAATAAATGGCTATAGAATTAATAAACATAGGGCAAATAGCAAATGATGGCACAGGTGATGATCTGCGTGAAGCATTTATTAAGGTTAATAGGAATTTTGAAGATTTAGATTTACGGGACAACGAAAAAACAACTGTAACAAACCTAGGAACAGGTGAAGGTATATTTGATAATATCTTAAACTTCGACATTAGATTAAAAAGTATTTCTGCAGGTGACGACATAAGTGTTACTAGTACACCTGAAGGTGAAATTGTAATAAGCAATACGAAAAATACATTTTCTCAAATTGACATTAACACAGAAGATGGCGAATATGCAGTTCAACCGGGCCGGAAACTTAACATATATGGTTTTGAAGGCATAGACACTTATGTGCAAGATAACGCAGTGTATATTAAAAATACTGCTAGAACAAAACTACAAGCAGATAGAGATCCAGTATTAGGTGGTAATTTAGACGCAAATGCTTTAGATATAAATGCTGTAAATGTAATCACTGCAAACAGTTTTGTAGGAACCTTAACTGGTAATGTGGTAGGAACGATCAATGGTTATGACCCTGCAAGCATTGCTCCTTATTTTGATAACTATTTTGATTTTGGTGAAATGGGTCGTACTGTAAACGGCATCATAGACTGGTTAATAGAAGATGCAGATGTAGACTTTGGCACATTTTTACTTCCAGATCCAAGGACAATAGAGCTCGGTTCAATAGTATAACACACGATAAATACTGTTACAAAAGGAAAACGATATGGCAGAACCTGGCAGTATTTGGACAGTAGGCACTGGCAAAAAAATACAAACACTAATTGAACGAAAAGAGGTAAGTATTTTACTACCTCTAGTATCTAGTCTTAATAATCCTACAGTAGATTTAATTGCCGGTACTTTACCACGAGGATGCAGAATAGAAGGGTTATATATCAAAGGCACTGCATTAGAAGTTACTACTGATACCTCTTACAAGTTTACGCTTAGGGCATTTGCAGATGATGTATTTGAAGATAGAACCTTTGAAATTATTGTAAGTGGCCCAGATAGTCCTACATGGATAACTAATGAAGGTTTATTACCTGTAGGTTCAAATAATCAATTGTTTATATTGGATAATGTTTTAATTGATTATCAACTCTTAGCAACAGATCCTGATTTAAGTGCAGGGGATGTGCTTGAATATTTTATTGCAGAAGGTGACGGAACACTACCTCCTGGAATAAGTCTTACCACAGACGGTCGATTAACTGGTATTGTCGAGCCTCTATTAGCCTTAGATCAACGCACCGAAAGAGGTGGATATGACGCTGCTCCATATGGCAATCTCCCAATAGATTTTGCCACGCTCTCAAATAACGGATATGGTAGTTATTTTTATGATAGTGAAGTTTTTGATTACAACCTTCCAACTAATCAACCAAAAAAATTAAATAGATATTATCCTTTTAGAGTAACTGTTACAGATGGGGATACCTTTACAACTAGAGACTTTAAAATTTATCTAGTAGGTGATGACTATTTAAAATCAGATAATACTATTATGCAAGCAGGCACAGGTGTTTTCACCTCGGATGCTACAAATGTAAGAACACCTGTCTGGCTCACGCCGGCAGATTTAGGATTCAAAAGAGCTGATAATTATGTTATAATACCTATAGAAACTATAGAAAATGACACACTAGAAGGCGTAGTCAGATATACGCTCGAAGATATTAATAATGATAACACTCCAAGCATCCTTCCTGATGGTTTGCAATTAGACTATCAGACTGGAACATTATATGGAAAGGTTCCTTATCAGCCTGCTGTTGTGAAAGACAATAAATTTACAATCCGTGCTACAAGACTTACATTCGATTTAGAGACAGTAGAAATTTTTGGTACCTATTATGAAGATGTGCTGTTAGGTGCCACAAGTTTTAAAATATTCAAGACAGACCTTACCGGAGCAATAGACGGGGTAAATGATTTACTAGAACTGCGAGGCAGACAAATCTTAATAGGAAAAAACTTATATAATGTTATCAATGTAGATGATTCGGATGCAGAATATGACGTAATATTTTTGGATCAAACACTTGCACCTGAGATAAGTTTAATAGTTTCTCAAACCGCACAAACAAGTCAAAGTCATTTCTTTGCAACTCGCTTGGGCCTCAAAGAAAAAGAAAAATACACAGGAAGAACTCTAAAATTAAGTAACACCGAGTCTTATGTCATACAATCTATTGTGCCGTATATAGAATACGATATTGTGCAGATTGCTCCACAAAATGATCCTATCTTTCCCTATGCTGCACCTAGTGATATAGAAATAGGTGAAAACTATTTTGTAGGTGATTATGTAACTTTTGCCACCAATTTGGGCGGAAATGGATTTATATATAGATGTATAGAAGCACACACTACACAAGCCCAGATAGACGAAGATGACGAATTTATACTAGATGCTGATGGAAATCAGCAAATTGTTTTTGAAGTAACCAAATGGACACAAGTAGCAGAATCCTTAGAACAATTAAGTTTAACTAATAGACTAAATGCAACAAAACAGGCGATAGAAAGAAAGTACGGCGGCCCTGTATACATTCAAGCTAAAGATGACACAGTTTGGAATATAAAATTACCGAGCACAAGTTTGACACGTATCAAACAAAATATAAATCAATTTTTCAAAGGTTTAGACAGTACTGATTTCAGGATAGATTTAATTAGAGATAATGAAGACAGAATAGGTTTAGATATTAATTTACAAAAGGTTTTAAATCAAGGACGCAATATAGGAATTGCATTGTTTAAAAACGATTTCTTTAGCAAGAATATTGTAATATCAGAACGAGATGAAGTTGATATTCCTAGTTCATTGAAAACATTTACACTTAAAACCATAGGAGAAATTGAAAGCTCTGTTAGTTGGATTACAGATTCTGACCTAGGAACTATACCGGCAAATTTACCTAGCACACTTTCTATAAAAGCAGAGAGCACAGTACCAGACACTAAAATGATATATAGTATCACAAGTGGTAGATTACCAGAAGGTATGTCTTTAACATATGATGGAGAACTTATAGGTATTCCAAGACAATATGAAAACACAGACGGTAAAGGTTTAACATATTTTGAAAATAATCTAGTTACATGGGATGGAGCATTTCCTGGAATAACTTCGTTTGATAGAAGATTTAAGTTTACAGTTGAAGCTAGAGATAGATTTAATTATACAGCATTGACAAAAGAATTTGAACTTTTAGTAGAAGATAACGAAAACATTAAATTTACAAAGGTATATATGAAGCCAATGCTGAAGGAAGATGAAAGATCTTATATACAATCTTTCACTAGTAATTCAGATATATTTGAACCAGATAAAATTTACAGACCGCAAGACCCTGCATTCGGCATACAAAGAAATTTAGAAATGCTTGTATATGCAGGAATAGAATCAAAAGATATAAAAAACTTTGTTGCAGCAGCAGCAAAAAATCATAAAAGGAAAAAATATACACTAGGAGAAGTATCATCTGCAATTGCAAAATTGCCTGGTACGAATGATATCATATATGAAGTTGTATACATACCAGTGAGCGATCCATCTGGATTAGCAAAGGGTTCTACAGCTAAATCATTTAAAATTAATACCAAAAATAAAATTACAGCTGATAGTTTGTTGTATAATGTAAAAGACGATGTTACAAAACAGGGTGCAGGATATGATGTGCTTCCTATATATGGTAGAGCAACCACGAAGTTTATTGCAATAGACAACGAAACACTAAGAGTTGAGTCAAGAGATAATGTTTTTTACATTGATGCGGATAATAATGATTTTGAAATCATACTAAAAGACTCAGACGGAATAACAATAGAATTGCAAATAACCGATGCTGAACCTTATAAAATAACTCCTGAACCTATTAACACAATTAAAGTAGATTCTGATGCAATTAATATTAGTCAAAGTAAAGACAATTTACGTTACATCAGCAATCTTGATAATATGCGAAAAAATATCTCACAGATAGGAACTACAAAACGTAGTTACTTACCATTATGGATGCGCACTCCTCAAGAAGGATTACAAGAACTAGATTATATTCCAGCCATACCTTTATGCTATTGCAAACCAGGTTATGCTGCAGATATCATTCGTAATTTAAAAGCAGCAAATTTTGATGCTAGAAATATAAATTACGATATCGATAGATATATAGTAAAATCAGCTAATGACAAAGATAGCGAAACGTTTATAATTTTTGCTAATTATAAATTTAATGTCTAATCAAATGTACGCATACTAAATATAAAATAGATAAATACACTGTACGAGGAAAAATAAATGGCAAGTCAAATAATACCTGAAACAATAGACGCACAATATCCTGTAGCAGGACAAGATAATGATACACAAGGATTTCGTGATAATTTTCAAATTATCAAAACTGCGTTAGAAACTGCAAAAAGTGAAATTACCACTATTCAGGATAATAGAGCAAGATTGGATATTGAAAATAATTTCCAAGGAACTTTGCTGACTGACGGAACACTAAATGCTAGCACTGAATCTTTTACAGCTATAGGTGGTGTTTTAACGACACAAGAACTAAGTTTTACAAATGGTATGTATCAAAGTATTAGATTTGCTGAAGAAGCTGCAGGAACAACTGTAAGTTTTACTCTTTCAAATTTTCCTACTACAGGAGACAGAGTTGCAAAATTTAGAGTGCAATTTTTTGGTGTAGACGGAGAACCAGTTACTGTAACATTTGGTGCTCTAGGCGGCGCCACAATTTACAAATCTCCTAATTTCCCAGGAACACTTCTTATTGATAGCCCTACAGAACCTACAATTATTGACTTTTGGTCTTATGATGGTGGGAATTCATATGTCTTTGCAGAATACATTGGAAGGTTTGCACCTTAATGCACCCTTTGATAAATGATGCCCATACCTTGTCTATCAATGAAATTGAAGATAAGATATTGAAGCTGAATAAAGCATATCATATTTGTCAAAATCAAGAGACTAGGCAACAAATTATACTTGCACTAGATACGTATAAAATTGCCTTGCAAGACAAACAACTAGATCAAAAGAAATTAGAAAATGAAAATTCTGATGATTCTGGACTTGACAGTTTAATCAAAGTAAGTTAATATATATATGCTTATGAAAACAGACGAACTAGGTATACCACGATTCTCTAATCGCGATCTTATCGATATGATTTACAGCGGTCATATCGATAAATGTCATGTAGTATTGTGCGAACCAAGTGACGATATTGATAAATTTAACGAAGCGTTAGAATCTCAAGGATTAGAAAAATTAAAAAAATATATTGCATTAGATGTAAGTCAAAAAGAATTTGATTCTGCTTGTCAAAGTGAATGGTTTATGCCAGACTCTTATAAAAACATGGACATATATTCTTATGTAGAACAAATGTGTAGCACTACAGAAGAAATACAAAGAGTAGATGAAGAGTTTATGGCATACGAAGAAAAAAAACTTTTAGACGTACTTCGGTATATGGTTTATCTTGTAGACTTTATGCGTGAGAATAACATTGTATGGGGTGTAGGACGTGGATCAAGTGTAGCAAGTTATGTTTTATACCTAATAGGTGTGCATCGTATTAATTCAATCCAGTATGACTTGGATTGGCGTGAGTTCTTGAGATAAATATACGTATATTATAGGAGGCAAAGAAATGGCCAAAGGAAGAAAAACTTATAGAAGTATGAGAGGCAAATCAGTTGACATGGATTTGCTAATGAAAAAGAATGAACTAACACCTGCTGTTGGTAATGCTAAAGTTAATGCAAGAGGTGATCAGCTAGGACCTGGCGGATCGATTGTTAAAAAGAGAGAAGATCTAGTACGTGAATATTATGATGTTGCAGGTAAAGTGAAACAATCAAGTGGCACTCCTCAAACAGCGCCTGTGGATGAGACTGAACAAATCGAAACAGTTGACGAAACGCCAAAAAAGACAACGAAAAGATCTACAAAAAAAATTGAACCTGAAGTAGAATTGACTGTAGAAGAACAAGAACTATTTAACGAAGCTGAAACTGATGACATCTGGATAGAAGATGCTGAAGGTAATTTTGTAAAAAAAGGTGAATAATGTCTCAAAATATTAATGCAATTAAAGGTAAACCCCGTGCGATTGGCAATCGTGTATTAGTAACAGATATGTATTTCGGTGAGCAAGTAACCAAGGGTGGAATTATTTTAGGAAACGACGACGGTAAAACAAGAGGTATCTATCCTCGTTGGGCCAAAGTCTATTCAAAAGGACCAGATAATAAAGACAACTATTCGGTCGGAGAATGGATTTTGATTGAGCACGGAAGATGGACGAGAGGTATAAAAATTTCTACCGAAGAAAATGAAGAAATAGAAATCCGTATGGTTGAAGCAGAAAGTATTTTAGCATACTCAGATGAAAAACCAAATAGTGTTCAGATTGGGGCAGAATATGCAGACGGAGAACATGCCACTGTAGATCCTAGTGCGTTTATTACACCAACAGTTACAGGTGCATAAATGACAAATCCATTTGAAGATATTGAACGCTTTGGCTCAGCGTGTGATCAAGAGCCTAACGAAGCAAACTACAAAATGTATCTTACACTGATTGACGAAGAAGTAGGTGAACTTGTAGAAGCTGTCGCAGCAGACGACAAAGTTGAACAACTTGATGCACTTATTGATATTCTTGTTGTTACTATGGGTGCTATTAGAGCAGGCGGCTTTGACGGAGAAGGTGCTTGGCGTGAAGTAATGGATACAAACTTTGCTAAGATCGATCCAGACACGGGCAAAGTACGCAAGAGAGAAGACGGCAAGGTGTTGAAGCCAGAAGGCTGGAAAGCACCAGAACTAGCACAATTTGTTAAATAACACTTGACTCCTTAGAGTTTTTACGCTATACTATGTAAGAACACTAAGGAGTTTTCTTATGAAATTAACCCCACAAACGAGCGGCATAGGCACTACAGGTGCAACAGGTGTTGCACTAATGATACTACATATTACAGGATACTTGACAGGCTGGGCTTGGCCTATTCTATATGTACTTCTTATACTTTCAGGTATTGGACAGGAAAATAGGAAAAAATAAATGACTCTTCATGCAATGATCGATTTAGAAACACTTCATACTACACCACGTGCAGCAGTTCTTACAGTAGGCGGTGTAAAATTTGATCCGCACAATGATTCAGAACCCCACAGTGAATTTTATTATCGTTTGGATTTTGATAGTCAAGACAGAGACATAAGTGAAGACACTCTTGCATGGTGGAGTAGGCAAGATCCTAAAGTTCAAGAGGAAGCATTTGCAGAAGATAATAGAACTAAAGTAATAGACTTTTTGCATAGTTTACCTAAGTGGATGGTAGGCGTTGACGTTCTATGGGGTCATGGGTATGGATTTGATATAACTATCCTTGAAGATATGTGTAGACAAAATAAAAAGAATATTCCATGGAATTTTTGGCAAGTGAGAGATAGTCGTACTCTTTTAAGTATGTGCAAAGAAGATCCTAGGAAAAAGATACAGTCAGATCTACATAATGCGTTAGCAGATGCTTATTACCAAGCAAAAAGTGTACAAATAGCTTATAAAGAGTTGGGATTAAATTAGTGCAAAAATTAGATCATCAATTTAATTTCCATCTAGAACACGAAACATGTATTTTTACTACGCCAGTGGGTAGTAAATTAATTGGTGTTGAAAATTCAAATAGTGATGAAGATTATTTGTCAGTATATAGTCATAACGTGAATACAAATCCTTTTTTTGTATTCCCTATAGATAATGAAGTTGTAAGTGTTGCTTATAACAACAACACAATGCAAGAAACTGTATCAATGACTGCTGCTCATATTATGTCCTGCATTTTGAATCCTAACAGTTTAGGGTCTAATGCAGTATCTATGTTTTTAAGTCTACTTGCCGCAATAAAGTTTGAATGTATAGATATTTTTGATGATGCAATGTTTAAAAAATTTAAAAATTTTTTGTGTGTGCCGGGAAATGGAAAAATATTTTGGCAATATTCCTCGCAAAATATTTATAATGTTTGGGAGTGCATGCCTACAGACGAAAAAAATTGGAGTCAAAACTTTGACGCGGGTAATACACAGCATCACGCAGATAGAGAAAATTGGAATAGATTAGTTCACGGTTATTATCCAGTAGTATCTCAAAAAGTAGGTTATGACAAAAAATTTGTTGCTTGGTTATTGAAGGATCTAGTGCTAATTAAAAATATAATTTTAAACGATACCATTATAAACGACGACGATAGGAAAATGATCCGGAATGTAAAAATGGAAAATGTAAGTTTACAAGATTTGAATGCATATAAAATTACATTATGGAGTCAAGTGAGAAAAGCTACAGAAACTCCTATGTCAACATACTTACTAGGAAAGGGTATGAGTTTGGATGAGGCAAAAAATAAAAACCTTTTTGGACTACAAGGATTTTTGAACACTGTAAATAGTTTTGAGGAAAGCAAATGAAAAAGAAAACTCCAAGAAGCATATTCTCTTTATTTCCATTATTAGCAGCATGTCAGCACAATGGCAATGATAGTAATGGCGAGCCAATTAGTTTAGCCGGCGATGATATTCTTAAAGTTGATAAAAATGAACCAGTAGCAGTAATTTTAGATTATTTTCAAGCTGGTTCAACTATACACGGGCCGTTGGTGTTGCAAAACTTTTACGGATCATTTGGCAACGATTACAAAGAGGTTACTGTAATAGCCGAAGATGTAGATGTCGATAAATCACCTATTCCTTTGATGAGAGCATATCAAGACTTTAAGCCGGATGTGATTAATTTAAGTTGGGGAACTACAGAAAATATTCAGTATCCTATGTTTAGCGAATATAATAGTTTACATAAAAATTCTTTAGAAAAACAAACTATTGATACACTTGTACAACTATGGGAAAATGGCACGACTGTAACAACCGCAGCTGGTAATTATGGACAAGAAGGAACAGTAGGGCCATGGGGTTATAGTATCTTTCCTATTATGGTAGGAGCATATCTTCAGTTTGAGGATGATAATATAGCCGATTGGAGTAACACTGGAGGAGCTGTTGTTCATTATTACGAAATGGGCGACGGATGGGGACATGAAGGAACTAGCTTTAGTGCGCCTAGAGTTGCAGGACACGTTGCCTTAATCAAACACGACAATCCTGGCATCAGTGAAAGCAGCGTAAGAACTGTGTTAGAAAAAAATAGCTTGTATGAGTTTGAAGCTGGATCATATGTGCAAAAATTAGATACAATCACTAATACTGATCCAACTATAGATACTAGAGTGCGTGTGGAAGCAGTATTTGAACTGTTCGAAGGCCGTAACCCTACGCAGGACGAACTTGACTATTGGATTGACCAAGTAGATAATCGCGGAGTTGATTTAGGCGATTTAGCAAAAACTTATGCTATGAATGGAATACAAACAGACGATATTCCGCCCATTGAAAGAATGCAGGCATTTTATCATTTTTGGCTAAACAGAGAAAGCGAAGACAGTGAAATTGTAGATATGTTTGAAGAAATGATTTTCACAGACAATTGGAACATTACCTTTGACAATTTTATAGAAAAAGAAGAGATTGACACTGAGTATAGTTTTGTATATAATAACTATGATGTACTTGCAACAGAGGTAATAGCATGAAAGAATTATGGGTAGAAAAGTATCGTCCAAAGACAGTAGATGGATATGTATTTAGAGATGAAGCACAAAAAAATCAAGTCAAAACATGGATTAAAGACAAGACTATTCCGCACTTGCTTTTTAGTGGCAATGCTGGGATTGGCAAAACTACTCTTGCTAAACTACTATTTAACGAGCTTGAAGTAAACGATCTAGACGTACTAGAAATTAACGCATCGCGAACAAACTCAGTAGATGACGTTCGTGATAAAATTGTAAACTTTGTACAGATGATTCCATTTGGTGACTTTAAGGTTGTGTTGCTGGATGAAGCTGATTACTTGTCGCCAAACGCACAGGCAGCACTACGTGGTGTTATGGAGGAGTATCATACAACAGCACGTTTTATTCTAACATGTAACTATCCAAACAGAATCATTCCAGCGATTCACAGTCGCTGTCAAGGCTTTCACATTGCTAAGATTGACCAAACTGAGTTTACTGCTCGTGTTGCAGAGATTCTTATTACAGAAGGTGTAACGCCTGATCTAGACACGCTGGACACTTATGTAAAAGCAACCTACCCGGACTTGCGCAAGTGTATCAACACTGTACAAATGAATAGTACAGACGGTGTATTAAACAAACCTAATGAAGGTGATACTGGAGAAAGCGACTGGAAACTTGAAATGGTTGAACTGTTTAAAGCAGGCAAGATTCAAGAAGCACGTAAACTATTGTGCGGTGCA